GTCGTGCTAGAACTATCCCACCATTTAAAGTTTTTGGAATCCCAATTCTTTGTGTAATATGTTTCTAATGTAAATCGATCAAATCTAAAATCAATTGTATTCAATGCTCTAGGTAAGTTATTATTGATATTATATGCTACTTCTTTTGCTTTATTTGGTAATGTATATGCAATAACCCAAGCCGAGGTAAATCCTAAAACAGTGCCATCTATTTGTTTAGATAACATCCATCGTGGCAACACAGTAGATACTTGACCGACATTATTGATCATTTGTTCTTGCATATTTAATAAACTATTGGGTGTTACTGTCTGAATATCATTGTATGGGAAACTTAAATCAACCGATGAACTAATACTTGTACCATTATTATTGACTAAGTTATCAACCATTTGTGCATAAACCACTTCATATAATATATCACCGTTGTCATCTAACGCTTGCGCTGTTTTTAGTTCACCAATGGTAATGGACTTATCAAAGTGATTATTTTGCATTACTTCTACATATTTTTCTAGTGTTTCTGGATTTAATCCATAAGCATGATTGTATTGAATTTTGTCAGCTACCCCAAAATTATAATCATCTATTCTATATAATAAATTTGGGTTGATAATTGATGCATTGCTTAATACACTACTAATATAATCACGATCATCTTCTGGTATGAATGCATCAACATATAATGCATTTGTTGGTTTGTCATATTCATGATTCACCGCAATGGTAAAAGTATTAAATATGGAAACTAATCCATTAGCATCATACGCATTTACGGAGAACGCATATTCCTGATCAAATGTGGTTTGGTCACCATCTATTGTGATTTCATCGGTGCCAATTGAATTAGTATTGTGCAACGTAGAATCGGCTGAAATATTGTCTAAATCAGTTGTTTTTTTATTATCAACTAGTTTAAATACTTCGTAGCTTACCCTACCTATAATGTTCCCCGATGGTAACAATGTTAACCCTTGTGGTAATTTGTTAGCAACCCCACCCTCTTTCAATTTATATTGCAGCGATATATCATTGATATGCTTTGCGGTTACATACAATGTGCTAATTTCGCCATTGTTGATTAATCCCAAATTATCAGGTACATCCCATTTGACTTCGGCATCAGTATCACCGATGATTTTTATAGTGTAATCATATGTCTGGTGTATATCAATATCATTTAATTTTCTGATTTTTATAGAAAAACTATAATCTTGATCTACTGTGTTTATATCAGCTAAATTACCGTATATCCATCCTGTACTCGCATCTAACTGGAGTCCAGTCGGCAATGACCCTATCAACACAAATTCAATCGGATCGCCATCTGGGTCAATACCATCGCATTGGTAAGCATAATGGTTATCATGTCTAACTGTGCCTAGATCCGATACATAATTAGTAATATATGGTTGTCTCAATGCAATCACATCACATGTCACATAATCACTATCAGCCGTAAATTCAGTAGTGTCTGTTGTCATACTATCACGACTAACCACAAATATTGAATATGTTCGTAGATTGGTATCTACCCCATCTGTGATTTTTAGAGTGAATTGATAATGTTTACTTATTGACCGTGTGCTATAATCCCATGGAAATTCAATCCAACCGACTGCATCGTTGTCCCACCCTGCCATTGCAGATGTACCAAATGATGCCACGGGTTCAATATAACCATACAACCCAGAACTTGATACACTAACTCCGCTAGGTAATTCTCCACTAGCCAATGACATTACTATATCATCGGCAGGATCGTCATCGGTTGTCTCAATTGGTATGTCAACTAATTGACCATCAAAATATCTCCCTAATAAACCAGATGCTGTCTGAAATTGTGGGATATCCTGACCAGTAATAGTTAGTGAAAATGTTCTATCATTAACATATTCAGGAATTAGTGCATTATCTTCTATTTTTTCTGTATAGACACGCACAGTAAAATCAGATGTTATATTTTCATTCACCTGATAAGGTACACCTGTCGCATATCCGATAGCTTTTGGGATGCCTTCAAGCATTCCTTGTCCACCAACATACATCCCGTTGGGTAATTTACCAGCAATCACCCGATATTTTATCCGTCCTGAATCCGTTGGGAAATCGGGGTCATATGCTTCTAACAATATCCGGTAGAATTGATCTTCAGCTATAGTGCCTAGATTACCAGATTCAGTTACCCATACTGGTTGTGCCATTCATTAAGCCTATTAATGTCCACCACTTAAATCAGTACTAGCATCCATAAAACTTAACAAATACCAATTAGTGCCATCAGATATCCAAGTAGTCACATCACCTATTGCGGTAGTAATATCGGTGCTACCCCCTTTGAGTGTTGTTCCAGTTACATCATACATGACTGCGTGATCGGATATGATTGTAATGGTTTGTCCTGCGGTACTATCATCTAATGCTGTGATCGTTACTGCACCACCTGTCTTAAACAGATTTCCGGTAGCAACCGATGGTGTAGCATCAGCTGCGCCAAATGTAACAAATGTATTTGCTGGCCCACTGAATGCCGCAGCATTGGCAACAGTTAATTTTCCTGTTACAGATACATTACTTGATGCAGAGACTGCATTTGCTAAAATGATTGTTCCACTACCATTTGGTGCAATAGTCAATGAACCATTGGCATCATCCGTGCTTATAGTATTAGCCGTTATACTGACATTAGATAAACTTGTGCCACCTAATTCAGCATAAACCTCACTGAAGTTGTCATTGATTTTGTCAAATGCTGTTCTTAATTGATCGCCGGTACCATCATTTGCACTAGATCCGGTATTAACTGTTTGATATGCCATATTATTTTTACCATCCTTTTAAAAGTATAATTTAACTGTATTTAGCATTAAACTATGCTTACTTGGTGATAATTAATTCCGCCGTGTGATTCTTCCTTGGGTTAGGTCATATGGACTCATTGTTACTTCAACGTTATCGCCCATCAGTACTCTAATTTTGTTTTTCCTCATTTTACCAGAAAGATAGCAAATGATTTCTTTATCAATGCCATTAAGTTCTACCCTGCATTTATTGCCAGGTAGAACCTCCGATACTACACCTTCTACATTTATTCCTGCTTCTTTTGCCATTAAATAGCGGCTTTTTCATCCATAATTTCTTTCCTACGTTCTTTGATAGATTTAGAAATCTCCTGTAATGCTTTCCTAGCCCTTGCTGCACTAGCCTTTACACCGTTTTCGGTAAGTTTCACATTCTCTGCAAGATAAGTTTCCATCTGTTCTACTATAATTTCATGATTTGTCAATTTAATATTCCTCTGTTATGGGTTATTATTTAGCTTTCCCCATTCAGAGGGTGGCATTATTCATGTCGTATATCATAGATTTGGTTAATAGTCAATGAGATATACGATGGGTAGGTGAATAGAACCATCGGTATACACCAAACACATCAATAGCAAAGTAAACTAGATTTAATGCAAAATAACCCCATTCTTGACTAAGATAACACCACAATGCCAAGAATATTGATGCAACCGTCGCAAAGATAAACCCATACTTGCTATATTGGGTGTGCCATGCAATCATAATGCCACCAATCATGCCAGTGGCAGAACCGATGTATTGGTAGATATCAAGTATTAATTGTTGGTCCATTTGTCCTTTTTAAAATATCCTTTTATATCTGAGTGTATTATCCGTTGCGTTTGATCGTTAATCCGTTGTATTTGGTATTTCTTTTGCGAAAGAACTCTTCGCCGTCTTTTAATGTAAACACACTTGGTGGAAATCCGTAGTTATCTATTAACTCCGTGCGATATCCTGTATATTCTTTGCTATCAAACAAAATAGTAACCTTTCCGCTGTTAAATTCGTTAACTGATACATATGTCTTGTATTTCTCATCTTGATATATGCTAGTCTTCACCATTTCTTTTTTGTTAGTTAATAGATTAACACACGGAACAACCCCGTTGGTTGTAAAGGCTTTTCTTGGTGTTTGTCCTAATAAATAATCCGGGTTTTTAAGTAAGAAAGTATCCACTTCGTCTTGTGTTTTAAACCACCGTTGGGTTATTCCATTATGCACATTAATGCGATTGCCTCGTGGTCTGCCTTTTAAAGTCCATAAGTTATCGAGGTATTTGTCTATATCAGCATTTTTAACACTCTCGTATTCACCATCTTTAAACATCATTACATTACCTTTGTTGAAGTTGTTATAACGTCCTAGCTTCCATCCATTAGTTAGATAATCATCTATTTTACATGGATTTATTTTTTCATTGGTTGTGCCTTTCGTTACCCATTTAAAGTAATGACTTATTACTCTTCCGTTTGCTTCTTCCCAACCGTCATCTTTATACTGAGGTGCATATTCTTCTGGTATTTGCATTTGTTTGAATTGGGTAAGATTAATCAGAGAGACATAGTTAACCTTTTCTACTGTGCATTTTCCGCCTTCTCTCCATGTATTATTATCAGATAGAAAATCTAAAAGTTGGTCTTTCTTAATGCGTTTATTGGTCTCTCCATTGGTAACTGATACACATTTTCCTTTTATCTTGGACCCACTATACCAATCATTGTTCTTTGATAAGAACTCATCAACAGTATCACATAGAATGTGTAAATTGTCCTCACCATCAGTAACAACACAATACCGTGGTATTGCTTGAAAACCTTTCCGCCAAGAAGGATTATCAGCTAAGAACAAACGCATGTCATCTGGGAATATCGGTTTAGAAATGATATCGTTTGTTACCCAAACTTTACCACTAGCTGTGTTATGTATAGTTGAACCTATTCGCCATTCTGAATTTAATGATAGCCATTCCGGAACATCTTCAATCAACGTATTTATGTATCTAGTATCAGTGCCATTGGTAACAGCTACTTTGGTATGTTCATCAACTGCTGTTTCTATATACTCTTTGATACGAATTTTATCTGCATTCGTAAAGATTGTATCTTTGTAAAATTTACCTAGAATATTAAGATTGTAGTACTTTTTCTTCATTATTGAGAATTTATCGTACTTTAGTACTCTGCGATTAACTTGTTCCATTACCTCGTGATATGTCATTTCGGATTTTGAGTAACATATCCGTATAATTTCTCTATGAAAGTTGTCTCTGCTGTGTTTTTTTATACTCTCTTTTAGAACTCCAGATGACCCATAATACTTTTGCCAGTCAGATTCTACGGTTTTACGCCGTTTACTGTTCTTCTGTTTTCGCTTAGAATGGAAGTGTTTTTTGCCAATGTAATACATTGGTTCTTCTGGGTAAGCGTCAATGTTAATTCTCGTAATTAAATATATAAATCCTACTGCATCTTTCGGTATTGCTGTTAACTCTGTATTATTGTATATCCACATATTTCCCCCTCAAATGTATGAGTATTATTTATACATTTGAGGGGAACTAGCAGATTACTTAGAAAAACCTAAACCAAAAAAATTAGGTAAACGACTATTTAACAAGATAGCTAAACTATATAAAGAAGAATACTCAAACAGAAAACCATTGGAATATCCAAAAAGTGGCAAACTAACTAAAAAGATTACTGAATTAGCCGATAGATATAACTTAACTATATAGTATGTCTGTTAATTCAGGAATACACTCATGCATATTTAGATTTCTGTGCTTATCTAATATTTGTGAGTATTGAACCATTTGGTTATAATAATCTTCATTGAATGTGTTATTTTCTAACTCAGAGATCATATACTTTGTTTTTTCTGATATGGTATCATTGGTGTTATACATTTCTAGGTCAAAACATTGTTTCAATCGTTCAATTGCTAATGGACGTAATGCTGGTGTCAAGTTTTGGAACTTTAAAAATGGCGGATCAACTAAGTCACACGGACCAACATAAATTTGTCTCCCAATCATTAGATTTTTATTGATACTATCCCAAAACTGCATTAACTCATGCCAATGCAATACATTATATATCATTGGGACTGGTGCTGTTGAGAACCAAAATGGTTCTGGTAAATCCATTAATATCTCTAAATTAGCCATTATTTTATCCCATTTACTGGGATATCTAATGTACTCGTTTACTTTTCCAACACCATCAATCGACAATGTTATTTGCACAGACTTAAAATGTGATAATAGTTCAACACTTCGTTGTGCTAAGTTAGTAACATTAATGCTAAATTGAACTTCTATATTTTTTGCTATATCTTGATCTATGCAATACTGTAATAGAATTGGTATAGATCGCATTACGCTTGGTTCACCGCCTATAAAGAATATTTTATTTACATGATGTATGTTATCTTGCACATCTTGCATATATTTCTGATCTAACCCAAAATCGACCTCATTTTCAAATATAGGCTTATAGTTGGTAAATTCTGCAAATCGTTGATCCTTATCAAGTATTTTTTTTGCTTCTCTGGCGGAGGTTGTGGATATATCTGGAGTACACATTACACAAGCAATATTACACAATGATGCTAATCGCAAATCCATTCGTCTAATATGCTTCACCTTACCTGTGTTTGTAAATTCATTTATTGTATCAACGAAATATGCCGTATCTTCTGGTACTTCCAGTATACGATGGCTTTCTTGCAAACGCAAACTTGCTGACGATGATTGTTCTTCATGGTAACAGCGTTCACACCCCTTCACTTGTTTGCTATCAAGCATATCTGCACGGATTTGATTGAGTTGTGTGCTATCCCATGCATCTTGTATGGTGCTATTATTAACCGTTAGTTGGTTGCCATCTTCATCAAGTAATGCTTGCTCCTTCCATACACAACAGAATCGTTGTCTGCCTTGTGGTCCTAGTTCATATGTATTAAATGCATATGGACACAGTGTACCTTTGGCGACCATTTGTTTGATATTATCTAATGTAATCATATACTCGTGCTGATAACACCAATAACACCAATTATCAATATTCCATATACAATAGTTTCTATTATGAATTCAGATTGCCTAACATTCGCTGCATAATCTGATAACATATTATCATCGTGTTGCCGAGTTAATATTTCTTTTTCGATAGCATCAATTAAATATTGTTTCTTTTTTCTTCGATCTAGCTTTAACCCAAGAGTTTCCCCATATTCATCTAACTCTTTTTTTGACATATCTTCAAGTTTCATCTTCTAAGTACCTTTCTCTATCTTTCCATCGTATTTCTTTGCCACCTGATAATTTAGGTGTTATGTTATCTAAATAGTTATCCATAAAATGATCTGGTAATTCTTTTGCTATATCCAAAAATGAAAAATCTTCTTTGGCAGCATTTAACCAAAATGAATTAACTCCCATTCCACTTGCCTGTGCTGGTTCTAAGAAACAATAATACTCATCATTGACTAACTTAATCATTTTGCCAAAGTGCCTATATCGTTTAAACATATACAATAATTCAACTGGTGGAACTAATGGTACTACATCGGTTTCATTAACTACCCTTGTTAGTGGCAAATGTTCCCATTTAAATATACCATCACGATCAAATACTTTCGGCTGACCGAATGTGATTATTTCATTAACATTTAATCCGGCTTGATAACAATATGCACCTACTATAACTGCTTCTGCACCACCTAATGAATGTCCAGTTATATTAATAGCGTATGATGCGTCAGCCATTAACCTTCTTAAATCAGCAAAAATTCGTTCTGCTACCCCATGAAACCCACTATGCACCTTACATTGCAATCTGGTTGACCAATCCTTGTCAAATTTAATATCTTGCATAGCATTCTTGATATTACTAGTACCACGAATAGAGATAGTATAGGTTTTTTCACCTCGATTCGTTAGTAAAAAATATCGAATTTGTTTAATTTCATTCACATATACCTGGTTTGGATATGCTTGCTTAATGTCATCTATTTTATCTGCATATGCTAATTTTGCCAATTCTGCATATCTATTAATCTTTTGCCAATCAACATCGTGTGCCATTGTAAATGATTGTTTGTATTGTGAACTTAAATTATATTTACGTTGTATGCGTTTGACTATTTTTCTTGCGATAAATGCTTTGATTTTTGCCATTGCATATCGTTTGGCGATCCATGTGAACATATCATACTCCTTTTGTTTCAGTATGTATAATATTTATTCATGCGTCCGCAAACTAAATATAATGATGGACTTATACAGCAAACACACAAACCCAGAGACATTATATGGCTATAAAGATAGGTTTGAAATCCCAGGATTCGCATATGAAGAAGCAAGACTAACAGGTGAATGGACAGAAGCAGAACCATACATCATGAAAGACCCCAAATATGCATATCTGTATGCTATGGATGCAATACAAGATGAATGGCCAGAAGCAGAACCATATATAATGAAGAGTCCAGAATATGCATATATGTATGCTAGGGATATAAGAAAAAAAGGCAGATGGCCAGAAGCAGAACCATATATAATGAAAGATCCATATTCTGCATATTGGTATGCTAGATATGTAATAGAAGGCAGATTTCCAGAAGCAGAACCATATATAATGAAAGACCCAGAATATGCATATGAGTATGCTGGTGGGGTAATGGGAAACCGATGGTCAGAAGCAGAACCATATATAATGAAAGATCCAAAATATGCATATTTTTATGCTAAGTATGTAATAGAAGATGAATGGCCAGAAGCCGAGCCATATATAATGAAAGATCCAAAATATGCATATTTTTATGCTATGTATGTAATGGAAAGAAGATGGCCAGAAGCAGAACCATATATAATGAAGAGTCCAGAATATGCATCTATGTATGCTAGGGATATAAGAAAAAAAGGCAGATGGCCAGAAGCCGAACCATATATAATGAAAGACCCAGAATCTGCATCTAAATACAAGGCATTCATAAGGACACTATAATGATGGACTTATACAGCAAACATTCAACCCCAGAGTCATTATATGGATATGACCAGTTAGAAAAAAAGTATAGCAAGCCAACGATGGATATGTGTAACCATATGATGAAGGTAAACTATCGCAACCTTGCATTTAATGAATTTCCATACAATTTTGTTAAGGAGTTGCCTGATGGGTTATCAGTGGAATGGCTTTTGTCCCTCAAAGATACACTAATAACACAATTGCCTAATAACCTAACAGTAAGAGGGAGTATGAATATTGAGAATACACCAATATCACATTTGCCTGAATATTTAACTATTGGACAGGAGTTATACTTGCATGATACCCCGATGCTAGATAAAGAATCATTGCCATGGAATACTATGACGGTAGGTGGACATATACATGGGGTGCCAGAAGAAATAGCTAGGTTACATTCTAACTTTGGGTTTAGGTTTGATGATGAATAGAATAATAGGAGCATATGCTCCTATTATTCTGCTAGCTAAGGTCAGCTAATGATATTACTGTCTATACTCAATTTCAATAGATTTGGGCATGAGTTGTTCCGGAATTTCACGCTCCAAAACAAGACTTAAAATACCATTTTCTACTTTAGCAGCCTTTATTTCAATGTGTTCCGCAAGATTGAATGTTCTACTAAATTTACGTGAACTAATTCCACGATGCACGAATTCGTCAGTAGTCTCTTCATCTGAATTTTCTGCATTAATATTTAGAACATTTTGTTCTACTGTTACTTTGATATCGCCTTCGCTAAACCCAGCCACCGCAACTTCAATCAGATAATTATTATCATCTTTTTTAATAATATTATATGGTGGGTAGTTTGATTGTGTATTTACATTTACTGTAGAAAGTAAATTGTCGAATAGTTGGTCAATACCAACTGAATTTTGATAAAACGGAGCGAAATCCTTCGCTCTGATTGTTTTTAAACTTGTCATAATGTTTCTCCTTTAATTAAGCAAGATATACACAGCAAACCCATTTGGCATCTGCTGTGCATATATTTATCATTTTACTAAAATGTTAGTAAAATTACATCATGCCTGGCATTCCGCCCATTCCGCCACCGCCCATTGGTGGGGCTGCTGGTTCGTCGTGTGGAATTTCAGCAACCATGGCTTCGGTTGTAATCATAAGGCTTGCCACTGATGCTGCATTTTGGAGTGCTGATCGTGTGACTTTCGCAGGATCAAGAACACCTGCCTCAATCATATCACAGTACTCATCTGTTGCAGCATTGTAACCCATGTTGCCTTCACTTTCTCGTACCTTATTGATAACAACCGATGCTTCTACACCAGCGTTGTATGCAATAGTACGCAATGGTTCTTCCAATGATCTTCGCAAGATGTTAATACCAACATCCTGATCGTGATTGATGCCAGCAAGACCCGCCATGCCATCAATAGCACGAACGAGTGCTACACCACCACCTGCAACTACACCTTCTTCCACGGCTGCGCGAGTAGCAGCAAGGGCATCATCAATGCGATCTTTCTTTTCCTTCATCTCAACTTCGGTAGCAGCGCCAACCTTGATTACTGCAACACCACCTGATAGTTTAGCAACACGTTCTTGTAGTTTTTCAATATCATAATCAGAAGTTGAATTTTCAATTTGCACACGGATTTGATTAACACGCCCATCAATATCGGCACTTTGTCCTGCACCATCAATAATCGTAGTGTTGTCTTTTTCAACCACAATCCGCTTTGCAGTGCCAAGATCATCAAGAGTTACTTTCTCTAGTGATAGCCCTACTTCTTCTGAAATAACTGTGCCACCTGTTAAAACAGCAATATCTTGTAGCATAGCACTACGTCTATCACCAAACCCAGGTGCTTTAACTGCTGCTACTTTAACAATTCCACGCATTGAATTTACTACCAATGTAGCCAGTGCCTCACCCTCAATATCTTCTGCGATGATAAGCAACGGTTTCCCAGCTTTGGCAACTCCTTCTAGCACTCCAATCATAGATTGAATGTTGCTAATCTTCTTATCAAATAGTAGAATGAATGGTTCATCCAACTCTGCAACCATACTTTCCTGATTGGTTGCAAAATAAGGTGATAGATAACCACGATCAAATTGCATACCTTCAACGACATCAAGTTCATTCTCAAATGATGTGCCATCCTCTACTGTAATCACACCGCCATTGCCAACTTTTTCCATTGCTTCTGCGATAATATTACCAATTGATGCATCTGAATTCGCAGAGATCGTGCCTACCTGTGCAATAGCACTTGGGTCAGTACACTCAATTGCTTGTGAACTAATACTCTTCACCGCTGATGCAGTAGCAAGGTCGATACCTCGTTTAAGATCCATTGGGTTCATTCCAGAAGCAACAGCCTTCATTCCTTCTTTCATAATAGATTGTGCTAGTACAGTAGCTGTAGTAGTGCCATCACCAGCAACCTCTGCGGTGTGTGATGCTACTTGTTTAACTAGTTGTGCACCCATATTCTCAAACTTCCCTTCAAGTTCAATCTCTTTTGCCACTGTCACCCCATCTTTTGTGATTACAGGTGCACCGAATGCTTTATCTAAAACAACATTTCGTCCTTTTGGTCCAAGTGTTACCTTTACAGTATTTGCCAACGTGTTTACACCATCTAACATTAGATGACGTGCGTCATCACTAAATTTTACTTCTTTTGCGCTCATATATATTTCTCCTTATGATTCAATTACAGCCATTATATCGTCTTCATTCATGACGACAAGTTCTTCTCCAGAAACTTTAACTTCAGTTCCTGCAAATTTACCAAATAACACAGTGTCCCCAACGGCAACACCCAAATCAAGCACTGTCCCATTATCAAGGACCTTACCTTTACCTGTAGCTACAACAGTGCCACGCGCTGGCTTTTCTGTTGCTGAATCAGGAATAACAATACCACCTGCTGACATTTTCTCTTCTTCTGTTCTCTTCACAACAACACGGTCGTGTAGTGGACGAATATTTTCATTCATATATATATTTCTCCTATCAAAGATATGATTATAATTGATCCATATTATGCAATCAATGCAAGTATTATACATACATTTTATGCATTAGTCAATAGTTTTATAATAAAAGAACCCCCTAAAAGCATTGGGCATATCAACATAATTTCGTTATTCTTCCATTTTATCTAATTGTGCTAAATCCGCTGGACTAATTAATGATACAATCCATCCATCTTCTGCTATCCATGCTTTCCCTGGGTATAACACAGAACACTCTCCATCCGCAATGCACTTAGGTAAATTATCCGTTCCAGATAGGTCATGCAACTCCGCCTGTGCTAAGTGCCATTGTGCTATTTTACGGTGAAGTTCTGCTTTCATTTATACGTTTTCCTTAATACCGCATTGGATTAGATGGTTTAAATTTATATTCAATACCACTTAATAGTTTGTGATCAATAGTCTCAACCCATTCCTCGGTTGCCAATGATATGTTGGCATCAGGAAAATATTTTCTAACTACTGCAAGGTGTGCTAAAGGTGTTGGATGACGATCTATCGTATCAGCCAATGATAACATCAGTTTTTTATTAGATTTAAGATAACCAAAAAACTCGGCTATTTCTTCCAATATAAAATTATCATCAATATTATGATAATTATCGGACAAAATATCACCCAATGATGGCCAATCTTCGCCAGCCATGCGTTTATATAACTTTTCTGCTTCTAACCGATAGGATTTGCTATCAATGTATACACGATCATTCTCTCTAAATTGGATATATTCTATATTATTTAATGTGTCTTCGTATACACGATGTGCGTCAACATCGTATTCTTGCCATTTCATTGATCTATAGTTCAACCCTGCCAATATATTATGTATTGCATCCATATATGCGTAGCTTAGTATTTCATATCCATCTGGACTTGAAATAGGCCAATCATTCAATTCATCACCTGATTTATCTGGGAACAGGCTTTGTTTATTGCACCATTCATTGAACTGGTAGTAATCAATCCTAGCAATACCTGTCCATAATATAAGAATGGTGTCATTCTTCGTAAGATTATTTCGTTTATTGCATTCTATTATTGAATTGAAAATAAATTGATTCCCAGAACCATATCTACCCCAATTTTCATAATAATCATAGGCAGTACCTAATATATCAGCCCATGTAGGGTAATGATAATTTGTCATGCTACACCCGAATGTGAATAATCTATTCAACTAACAATGACTTAATACGATCAATGCGGAATGAACGCCACCCAGCATTTTCAATATCCCAAACTGTAACCACATCTGGATTATCTTTTCTTGCTAGTGTGGTGTTTTGTTCTTTTGTTTCAGGAAGATACTCAGGTTGAAGGGTGGCAGTCATTTCTCTCATTGATCCATCAGCTTTTTCAAATGTGACAATTGCTGTGCTAGCAGACAACCAATGTTTTACATCATCTTTTGTGATTGTGGTTACTTCTTCTGCCATATTTGTATATTCTGTCATTTTATTGCTCCATATTGATTGGGTGGATACTATTCTGTATTCTGATAGATTATGATATATATTTTCCTCTAACAAGGTGCGGCATCTGCAAATGTTATATTAAACTCATCCATAATTATCCCATGCCGCACCATTGATGTCCTTTATGATGTTATAAAAACATCCTTCGCATACATATGCTTCCACCATCTGTAAATCATGCTCACTGAAATACCCAAATTCATGGGATAACTTAACTGGGTCATGATCGTTGGTGTATTCAATGCCACACTTATCACATTTAAACCCATTTGAAATCCATATCGCTTCTTCTTGATAGTTCACACCCATTATGCTACTAAGTCCAGATCATTTTCAGTAATAATATATTCCGCTCCATCATATTGTTCTATTTTAAATTTTATACCGACCGGTAACCACTTAATAGTTAATCCATTAATGGCACCCAAACATTCTTCACCCCACTTTAGATAGCAATAGGAAATAATTTGTTCTAGTACTAGATCGTGATTAGCTATTGGTTTATCTGCTGCTACTTCATCACGTTTTATAATAAGTGCCACTAGCCCCAGATCAAACCTTGCATCAGTTCCTTGCCCACACCATCCAACACCATAACTCGTTGATATAATCACCGCAGTGTGGTCATCAATGGTGTCCACTCCATCTAATATATCTTTTTCTTGTTGCGTGGGTTCGTGGTCATTTACCGCAACTAGTGTATCGCTAACTTTTACGGCTGGATTAAACATCTCACCTATCATTCCCCTTCTCCTTTGTGCCTATGGTCGTAGAACTTAATGTCAATGCTGTGTTTGAGCAAATTTAAACTAAATTCAACCCCTGCGTGATCGCCTGACCTAGTGCCAAACATCAAAAAGAGCCATTCATTGTATGCACTATAATCCCATTCCACTTCGATAGACTTATTGGTAGTTATATTGATATTAAACCCATTCTTCCATTTAATCAGTCTTTTCATATTTATACCTATATATCTCATCCCCGTAAAAGGTTTTAACTCGTTCTTTTCTTTTATTTATTAATTCATCATATGAAATAGGGGTATAGCTGATGTTCTCACAGCATACATTTTCATATCGGATATCATTAATCGTTGCAAAATGGACATGCCCATGAATATTCACTTTCCCACGCAATTCTACCGGGTGCATAGGTGAATGAGTCAACCAGAAAAACTTATACTTTACCATACCCTCAACTTGATCAAAACATTTTAGATATGCAGTGGTATCTAAATTGTCGTGATTGCCACGAATTAGTGTCTTACTACCATGTAAGCTATTAATAGTAGCAATGCCTTCCATTGTAAACACAGCATCGCCCAATACATACACCTTATCACGTTTGGTAACTTTGCTATTCCAACAGTCCACTATATATTCTCGATGTTCTGCTTCCGAACTAAATTGTGTTCTGAACGTATGGACATTCTTATGCCCTATATGAAGGTCAGATATGAAAAATACTCTAGACATTACCAGAACCCACTATTGAAATATGTTGCTTCAAATATATTATTCACTGATTTAAATGCCTCTTTTAACTCACTGATTCGTTTTCGTTCTAATTTTAACTCAGTAGCTAATGTGCTAATCTTTTCCTCGTATGGTTTAGTTAATTTAGACTGTGATTTTGCCGTTGCAGTCCAAGTATTGTTAGCATTGTTCTGCAATACCCGAATCCGATCAGCTTGGTTTTCGATTGTTTCGCATGCTTCTTTAAGAAGTTTGGCTTCCTTCATTTTGCCTGCTTGTATAATCCACTCACCATCTTCTGAATTATAATGTTTTCTGATCTTTTCTGCAATTGGTTGTTTTGTGCTCATAATATTATGTTAACATAAAATACATACACATTCAATAAATAATTAGCAATAAATACACATATGAAATTAATTATTACCCTGATGTTGTTTACCCTCGTTGGCTGCACAAACTCACCTCGTATAGAAATATCAGAAGGTGTTATTATAATGGATCAAACAACATCAGATCGCGTGTTGGAATACATCAAGTTACTGCCCAGAAATAATTCGTCCAGTGATGTGACCCCGCAGCATCAGCCATCAATGATATGGCCAAAAAAACAAAATTTTATCTAACTATTAGTAAACTCGTTTCTTCGGCTTGATACCCAGTGCTTCTTCTTTATAGAATTCCCAGGTTTTTTGCATTGCTTCGTTGACGGTCGATTCATCTTCAACGACCCACTCAACCAACCACATGAATGGCATTATCCCTGTGAATATAGCAATTCCAACAATACGTTTAATTACCCATTTTACTTTACTCATTTTAAATCCTTTTAAATTATATCATACAACTAATTAATATATCCATCTCTTTCTGAAGTTTTTCTTTCTCTTCTTTGGTTTTTAATTCTTTGCTAAATTCATTCTTGTTCATATAATCCCATGGGGTATATGTTTCAAGCCCATACTCATTAAACCCCAAAAAATTAGCACCATCTCTGAAATTTTGCAATGACAACCCTTCGGTTGTATCCACTTCAAGCCATTTCACCTGTGGTGGTGTATCCATCTTACTCCAATTTACATATCCTGCGGGGTTTGAATCTGGGTCTATAGCAGTTTGGACATATTTATCAACATATTTACATGATGTATCATCATCTACTATTAGGAAACGATCACCTTCTTCTGCCATATCACCAATTGTCCACCATACTTCACTGCCACGACCAGATGTTAATTTTCTCTGGGTTAGAATATGGTCATCGTCTGCATATCTATTATTGAACTCCAACCCATTGTTCTTACAAATAGTTTTTAATTCTTCGGTAGTTTTATGCATGCACCAATTAGTACTAAAGATAATAGTAGCTTCCCCATATTTTGCCCACATATTATGAGCCCAAACAGAGAATTCGTCAAACTTGGTGTTAATACCATCCGCCTCACGGAATTTTAACTGATTTCGTGGAGTATATAATGATTTGCTTGCTAGTAGTGGTCCATCAAAATCTACTAATATATATGTTTTATTCATGTGAAAGATATCCCTCTGGTGTAGATACTGTAATTATCCCAGTGATAGTGTCAATCCATATATTCCCACCTGTTGCCAACACATCTACACTAAATGGCATTGCTAACAATGGTGTTCCTATGATGCATTTCACGAAATCTCGCCTATTCATCTCCTAGTCCCTCCGTAGAACCAATTTCGTTGATATAATACTTATTCCCGACCAGTTTCATTTTACGGTGAACTATATCAGCCTCGTTGTTGGTAAGTGATTCGAATACCCCAATCACAGGACGTTGAACACTATTACACCGAGTACAAAAGCGAAATTCCCTCCATTCGCGGACGCATTCTTCACCTAAAAATTGGTATAACGTCTGTGTATATACATCTTCCCATTTGTGTGGTTTAAACCAAGCACACTTCATTTTACGTTTTATCATTTAAAAATCCGATTAACCAACCTATATTCCATTCAGCCCACATTGTTGACATAATTGGATATGGATTAAGATCATACTTAGTACCACACTCATACATCGATTTGCCTACCGAGACAATTAATGTATCTTCTATGTGGGCTGATCTGTTCACTTTCTAATCCACATCAATATGATATCCCAACGAATCGAAATCATCATCCATATCACAATCAGTGAAATCCACTATTGATGGGAAGTTGTCTTTAATGCAACTATCACTCCTCAGCCAATCGGTCACTTCTGGATATTGATCTTTTGCTGTTTCGAGTAAAGTGGTATCATACGCAATAATATGAATATCACCATTTCTGCCCTCAGCACTAACTAAGTTACTGTATTGTTCGGTGTTCATTCGCTTCTTTCTCTCCATCTGGTTATATATATATGATCCTTTATTATGAGCAGTCCCCACATCGATGATATTGAGAACCACAATAATCCATACATTGTAGGATCATTGGCGATTACAAAGGCGCAAAACACCTGAAATGCAAATACTAACAGTGTTAGCCATGAAATTAAATTTTCTTCATTCATTTGTTATTCTCCGTGATGTATTTGTATAAATCATCAATTTTAGTAAGATCAGCTATTACATTATTGGCCGCATCATATATCAATGGTTTTATATGATCTAATTTATCAGTTCTAAATGAATTTTCTGGACCACACTCATATAACCACCATTGAACTACCTCTCCCATTTCGTCACCGAATAGATCATGCAACAACTGATCTTGTGCTAGCTGAAATTCTTCAGCAATGCCAGTAATAAAATAATTATCTGAATTTAACTCACGCAATGCATTTGAAAAAACTTTATCAGCCTTTCGTTGCAGTTGCATTCCATTGATCCAAATTTTAAATGTTTTTAAGCTAATCATATTACCAATCCTCCACACCTGAAATTTCATATTTTCGGATTAGTTTATATCCTTTTTCGTTATCCTCTACCTGGACATGCAAGGTTGATCCAATTGCCCCTTCATCTTCTATTAAATCAATGCTTTCATAAAAATCAAATTTTGTTATGAAATCATGTAGTTGATGTATATCTTGTTTAGTTATTCTGATTTTGTTCTCCATGTTAGCAAATTATTGGTCCACATCCCATTGGGCAATTCATATTAGTGCATACATATCCAGTAGTGCCGTTAAACTCCATTCCACATTGGTTGCACACTGGGGGTGCAGATTTAAAAGTTGGGTTAGTTCCTTCTTTGTGGACCTGACCAGGTGGTGGAGTCGGATAATACAGGGGTATATTCTTATTCTCTAATTCTTCCAATCTAGCTTCTAATTCAGCAATTCGTTTAGCTTGTTGATCATCAACTACCATTAACTGTTCAAACAAATTATATTCTGTTTCTGTCATATCAATCCCATATTAAATTTAATTATCAAACCATATTATAACACGAAAATCGTCCAATGTATTGCCTTTCGCAAAAAATAATAATTCGTCTATCCCCAACCATTCCCATATCAGTTCAGCGGTTGATTCAATATACCATGGTTCATTATCTTGGATTACTGCATCAATGAACTGTATAGCCGGCATTGTTTTAATAGAATGCGCATCAGACCCCCATGCATCATACTCGTGTTTTGTGGTTTTAGAAACATCATCGGGTATAAAATAATCAGCGGATGCACCATCGATGCTACCAGCACAGCGGACACCGGCTAACCTGCAAAAAATCTTATAGGCGCGATTCTGCCATTTTAATTCACTAACGTACTTCCATTTATTGAGTGATTTAACTTCCACCGCACCGTGTATATCACACCCCATTATTGTAACTCATATTTAATGACCCAGTCTTATCTTGATCTGCCCATCTGTTGTCTTTCATAATGTAAGGTGGTAGTTCCGCTTCTTCCAAACAACTTCTGGTATTTTAAACCTATCTCCATAGCCATCTAATGCCTCTGGTGTCGTGTGGTATCCGTATAAATTCATTATTTTAGTGTCCCTGAAAATCTCACCTATTTAACCGACCAATTCTTACTAATCTAGATCCTCTAATGAACAATTATTATCTTCCATTATAGAACGAATCTTATCACGTACCGCATCATACGCATCATACCCGTCACCCGTTAGTTCATCATTGTGCTTACATTCATTGCGCAACCATTGATCTAACTCCCACAATGAACTCCAATAGTCATTCCAACTTACTACGGCTTTAGCTTCCTGTTCAGTTAAATTATCAAATGTTATTGATACGGTTTTTGTTTTTTCGTATAGTTCCATTGGTACATTCCACATATGTTCACTCATCTTCTTTCTCCTAATAACATTATTAAAATCTTCCATCTATAATATTCAAAAAATTCACCCTAATAAGGTTCGCCACGTCTTTATTTAATTGTGATGTAATTGTCTTTTGATCTTTCTTAGCTAACGGATAAAACTCATTTTCTTTACCCCAATCTTCTAGTATATCCACAGCAACGGCCTTTAATAACAAACCAAAGTCGAATTGTGTTATCGTACCTAGCTTGCTAATAGCACTTCTAATACGATTCTCATTATTATATTGTGAAAGTATAGCATAGACAGCATTCATCTCATCAGACCAAGATTGGGTTTTTCTTGTTTTCTTTTTATCTGATTTCTCTTTATATTTTTCACTCTTATTTTTAATAATTACACGACCACCATTTCCTAGGTATAATACTTTGCTAGGTTTCAGAACTGTGCCTTCCGCAAAGTTTTCATCTTCCCAGTCTTGGTGTATTGTACTTTTGAAAGTCGGAGATACTAACATTGCATCAGTAAACGATAAATTTAGGGCTAAAATAGGAACAAGTGGTATCCCAAATTCAGTACAGTAATCTCTAACTACATCTGGATCTAAATAAAATGACATCTCATCGGTTGTTTCGATTCTAATATCAAATGCTTTGAAATCTTTTTCACCATAGTAAACCCTATTTTGAATCCCTTCACCACACAGTTCACCAAAAATTTGTACAGTATCAATCTCAATTCCTGTTATCTTGATGCAGGTTGCCATTGCCAACGCAATATCTTTATATTTTTCAAAAACTGCTTGACTTCCAAAAAATGCTGAATCTGTAATACATGACCGTTTTGCCGGTCTAACCTCATTCGTTAGTATATCAACAACAAATGAATAATTACTACCATCAATTTTTTCACTTACTTCCCAAGTCACATTATTGAATTGATCATGGTTTTTGACATGATCTATAAATTCTTCACGATAGCCGTTTTCAATACCACTGTACTTTCTAAATTTCATCTGGTGTTTTCCTACTAGCATAATATGATGCTACTTGCACAGCTTGTTCTAAAAACCCTATACTTTCGATTGTCGGCAAACAATTTGCAATTTCAGAAGCATTCCATAACAATGTTTTGTTATCTACTTTAGCAGGATCACCTTCAAATACAAAGCCTGGACACCGTTCCTTAATCAGATTGATACTTGCTGATATGTTAATAGTATCATTGTATAGTAAACCAGTAATATTCATATCTATTCATCCGTGTGTAATTTTAGCAATTCATCCGTGTGTAATTTTAGCAATTCATCCACCTTTGAACTGAGTGTTGACAATAATTCCGTGTTCTGATTTGTCCGATCTATTAATGTATTCAGCGTCACTTCTAACTGAGTGTCGTGATCTCGTAGCTTAAACTTGTCTTGTGTTATCATTTATGTATTGTAGCATAATAATGATATAATTGCAATAAATTAGATTTCAACTACTAAATCTAAACTACATTTACTATTTGTTTCAGTATTTAAATAACCAAATGGATTACATATAACCCTAGTATCTTCTATCATATAATCACTTGAATTATGTGCATGCCCATGCAACCACAAAGTAATATCCTTTGTTGATATCCAATTATCTAAATTACTTACGAATGCAGCATTAAGCATATCACCTGCATATAATGGATGAACACTTAGATATGAAGGCAGATGATGTGATACTACGACATTTTTCTCGGATTTAAAGTCCCTAAGAACAACATTCATCCATTCTAATGTTTTCTTATGTTCATCTACGGTTCTGCGTGGGGTTATCCAGTATTTGCCATATTCTTCCCGATCAGCCGCATTACGCATATGTTCATTGGTGGATTCTGCACTATTTAATGAATCTTGGATATCCATTGTGGTGATACGAAAATCATTCATTCGTTGTTTGGCATACTCCATTGCTACATTATTATAATCTTGAAAATCAGTCCATAAAATGCCGCCAAGAAATGTAGTATCACCGTTCACATATGTTATACCATCATCTAGAAATTGAACACCCTCATCTGCCAATACAGTAGCATTATCATACCATTGTTGGCGAATGTAATCCATATTTTTATTATAAAAGGAATGATTGCCTAATACGAATACTACTGGTTTGCCATGATCTTGTGTTAGTTGTTTGCAGAAATTAACTTCATTTTCATAACCAACATCAATATCACCTGCCAAAACAATTACATCTGCATCTGTCTGTGGGATGGTTGGTGCATTATTGGCATTTCGCCAAAACTCACAATGCGTATCACTTATTGGTTGTATTTTCATCGTTATATTCCTTTATATTCCTTTATATTCCTTTATATATCAACCAATTGGTATTTATAAAAATGCCATCCTAGTTTATACACCCGGATGGCAGAGTGGAGGTTGAGTGCTGAAACTATTTTAAGGGTTATTCTGACTAAAATTGTCATAAGAAACCCACCAGTCCGATGTAACTGTGTTGACTAAACACTCTCTTTCGACATCAGATGGCGTTGATTCACCTTTTCAGCTAGGCAGTTAGTCAGACATCTTTATCTTTAACTACAACCATTTCTTTATATTAACTAATGTCTGCCCAAATATTATACTACTATTTCATTGATTTGTCAAGCTACTAATCATATTCAATATTCTTTGGATAACCGTTCCCATATCTTTGCTTTTTCAATCTCATCAGTGTATTTTTTATGCAAGATTGTACTTTCTGCGACCCTAGTAACCAATTCAGCCACACATCCCTCGTATATATCAACGAGGTGCGGAAATTTAACCTCTAAATCAACATCACGAACTGGCAACCCTAATAATTGTTCAATAATACATAAGCGATCTTCTAAATCACGACCATTTAAATCTAACACCCCATTTACGTGCAGCGCAGGTGATCCATCATTGATGTTTTGGAGTCCGGTGATAACCATTGTTTCCAGTGTTTCCATTGTTAGCGATCCTGCTGTTTGATATACTCAATAATATTAAACCCCATTAAATTAGCGGTATCTTGGATACGAGAGACTGAATTTTTTGCAATAAAATAAACAATCATTAATATCAATGATTCCATTACTAATAAATTATTATACTGTAATGTTATTACCGACACAACTAATATTGCCAACATTGATAGCGATTTTGTGAATTTAAATAATAACCAATCACGCACTAGTAATTCTTTATTCACAGCACTAACCCTTTAACTATCATATACTGATCAATCGCATCCATTACATGATCGTGTGCATCTCTTAATGGCACATTGGTTGGATTATCCAGTATATCTCGTTGAAACATATTCGGTTTGGTAATTATAGATCCATTTTGTACTGCCAATACTCCATCTTCGTGCGATGCTACGTTTAAACTAAATAAATCAATAGCAGGTGATGATACTAATGAAATATAGGGAATCGCCACTGACGCACCATTCACGTACTCAGTGCGAGGATTGATACTTAATGCGGGATCGTCTGATAATATCATCCGTTATCCTTTGTAAAATTAATCATAGTGACTATTATACTCTATTATGTGCAAGCACATCAATTTCCTCAAACTGCAAGGAAGTATCATCACCTGTATTGCCACGTACCAATGCACTACTAGCTATATCATTAACAACAGAAACTAAGTCATCCGTAGTTTTTACCGAATCTAATTTTGGATAATGCATTCGTGTGATATTGTGCTTTAATCCATGCTCCTTGCCAACTGCTGTATATTCCCTAATATATCCCTCAATTGTTTGCAACTGGCGACGATAAGTTGCTATTTCTTGTTGTTTTTTGCGAATGATACTAACATACTCACTAGTATGCCGTGAACTATCCTCCCAAATCCCAGTAAAGTATTTAATTGCATTGCTTACCTTATCTTCGTTTAGATGCTGATCAATGTAATAGTCAAATTCAATGGTTGAATATACATACACCCCATTAACTATTACCACAAAAACAACACAGTTATCTTCGTTATCGTGTTCATATGCATACTCCAATGTGTGGTTATGATCATCCCAATATCGTTCATCAAATAATACATGCACACCAATACCAGGACGATTAATAACATCCCCTACACGCCATGCATCTAACATTTTTCCAAATCGTTTAGTTTGCACCTCGTGTTCTGTTCCTTCGCACTCTACATAAAAACTATCAAACATTCCCATGATTTTCTTCCTTTATTTTATATTCAGCTAACCTATTATATAACATATCCTTCTGGATTTCATTGCTATGTTCTAAGATATGCAGAAATATTTGCCATTTTTCATTGACATTAATGGTCTCAGCATATAAATAAAAAATCAATAACTTCTTCAGATCCCACTGTGCTTTCTCCTTAATGTTACAACTTTTTGTGGCAATTCGATCACAAGTAAATATATCACTATCGTTACACTAAATGCCATTACTATGTCTGCTACTGTTCCTTGCAATTCTTTATCTCCTTTTTTGCTTCTTTTAATACAGCAATTAAGCCATCAATATTATTACTATCCACTACAAAATCAGAATGAAATTCTATATAGCCTTTGAATGCCAATTCCCAAATGCCATTGATCCTGTTAAGTATACTATTTACCCAATGAATGCGAGTAGGGGTTTTCCACCATTTAGTTTTAAGAGTTTGAAAAAATTGCAATTCTACCATACCTGGCATATCAGCATCTTTGTTAGTGGTTATCCATGCATTAATATTATGGTCGGCTGCCATGCAACTACATTGTGTAACAAATGTTATAGTACCATCATCCCATTCCTTGACTTTAGATGTCATTGGGTATCCAAATTTATCCATATAATGCTACTCCTAAGAACATAGAGGAATAATATAACATAGTTCCAATTGAATACATTAGCATCCATGAAATAACAGTTATACTGCCTTTTATCCAATACCCCTCATCATTGTATTCAGCCAACGATAGCCTAGATGATCCTCTCCATTGCAAATATGGAATACCAAGCCACATTAAACACGCTAATTTAGACAATGGTGACCCATCATAACGTTCCCCGATAACAGTATTAATCATCCCAATAACCCATACACTACTAATTGCCGCTGCTATAGTTAATAACCCATATATTGTATTCATTTTATGTTTGTCCTTTTGTATCGTGTTCTACCCATCCTGTATCTCCATCTATTTTATCTACCCAATCACCTAATAATACCAGAATTAACCCGATTATCCCATAAACCCCACCATGCAACAACACCAGTGCAATTCCACCAATCCATGCCATATATGATAGATATTTTAATTTACCTTTCTTAACTAACGCCATTGCATAATCCTCATATACTACCTCCCATTTTTCCTAATGTGGTTACAATCTTACGAATGCAACCATATACTGCTGCATCAGGTGTGCTTTCATTGTCTGATTTAACTTCAAATGTTATCCCGTCTCCACTAACAAACATATCTATTTTACAATACCAATAACTTTCAATATATGATGTTTTTGTTAATAACGGATCACCAAATAATCCCAAATCGGTTAACATCTGATTTAAATTCGTACCTGTGCCATCAATTGCTGATGCTGATACATGTTTTTTAAGTTTGTCTAGGTCTTTCATTTGTTACGTTCCCTACATTTAGGACAATAACTATCGCTACCTTCAGCCATTAACAATGCCCCACATATGCTACATGTGTTTTCATTCACCGTGATATCCAATACGGCCGATGTATGATCAACTACACTGTACCCTTCATCGGAATGGGTATCATTTATTTCATACAATGATGCTAATTCATCTGAGTGAATGGTTATTGCTAGATCATCATGCCATATGTAATAATCCATAAACTCTCCCGATGCGTCTTCGTTATATACACGAAAAATTGGGGTACCAGTTATATTAAAAATTAATACACCAGATAATCCATTTGCCGGTCGTTCATTCTCGTATGTGACTGTCATTGGCTAATATTCTTATTGTATAATGCCTGTGTAGTTGCATTGTCCTTGCAAATCCCACATTTTTCACCAGCAGACACTAGTAATTCTTTACAAGATTGACACCAATCCCACCCATCAGTGGTTATTTGATGTTCACCTGGTCCATTATTGCAATTAACCCCGCATTCTTTCACCTGATCCCACAATAAAGTAAAGGACTCCATCTCCCAATCACCCCGCCCCAAATAATCACAATACCCATTCTCTTGTTTGGGTTTACCATCACGGATAGACCAGTACTTACATACATTCGTTCGCATTCTACCAGTTTCTTTCTCTATTGATTCAATCGTATAGCAGTACCATCCAACAGGTATTTGGTCTTCTGGTTTACTCATGCAATACATATACATTCACGAGCTGTTTAAACATAACAGCAGATATATTATGATCCATCTTTGTCCACTCATCGTTGATATCAATTTCACAAAAATCGTTACATACTCTAAGAGATAGCAATGAAATTACTTGTTTATATTTAATGGTAGCATCGAAATAGTCACAAGTATCCACCGACCCTGTAAAATCCACATTAATATCAAAATCCGAATCTAGTAGCATTTCCACCTTTTTTGTGATTCTCTTTAAATATTTCAACGCATTAACTCCATGCTTGTAATTTTAGAAAATGATTCAATAAAGTTTTCTTCATCGCTGATAATATATGCCTCGGTTCGTACTTGGTCATCATACTTGTTTACACCATTTCCATGTGGTTTGTCGCGTTTAGTATACTCAATAATTTTGCCGCCAGTTGCCGCACGGACATTAATTCTTAATCCATAGTTAGGAAAGTCACTGGTACTCACAGGTGAGTCACCCATTGTATTTTTGTCATCAAGAGTTCCTAGTTTATGTTTAAGCCATTTAAATATCATCTTCATTATCATTCTCCATATACTCAATAACCAACTCTGCAATTTTTTTATGACCCAACTCATTGGGGTGATGTAAATTACCGTCAAAGAACTTACCTTTAAATGTAGCGTTTGGACCATCATCACCAATCTCAAGATCATACTGATGCGCAAATGCATTATCTCCATTTAACATATCAGTTAGACTATGTTTGGTTGATAAGATATATCTATCATCTATTAAATTATCATACCTTATCTCCAATCGCCCATAATTGTGCATCAACACGAACTTACACCCAATTGATCTTAACACCATAATAATATTAATTATAAAAAGATTATGATGATAGATAAACCACTCGCTAGTTTTGCCTGTCTTCATAAATTTTTCCCATTCACCATCAAAATTGCCTATGGTCTTCCACCTACCCTCCGTCTCTGTATACCACCTGACATCAGGTGGTATAACTACAGTTACTATATCAGAACTAGATATTATGTTACTGTTATCTAATAACATTTTGGTTACTAACCCTAATGACATTCCGTTTTTGCTATAATTAATATATTCGCAATTATAATGATGTGATAACCAATAAACAAAAGGGAATTCAGTTTTGCTATCTAATTCAGCACCAGCACCCCAACTATCACCAAAGCAAACGATCTTCATTTTTCTTCCTCCTTTTTCTCTTCTTTTTCTTTTCGAAATTGGTTAATAGTTTCTAGATCATAGTCATATCGATCATTATGTTCACAAAACTGTTTGATTTCTTCTGGTG